TCGTTGGATTCATGGTTCGACGGGGAGCCATCCGCTGGGCGGCTTCTCCTCGAACACCCTGCGATCCGTCATCTGACAGAGCAGTTTGTGCCACACATCATCATGAAGATCGTCGGCGGGTACTGTTTTACATCGGGACTTGTTTCGACACTCACCACCTCGCTGGCTGCCCGCGCAGCGGTCGGACCTACGGTTCCAACCATCTTTGGTCAATTGTTGCATTGGCCAATGGTGCCGATAGTTCTGTCAGGAGTGGGACTGGTGGCTCTTGGCGCCGTGCTGTTCCTCAATCCGTCCTTGCCGTTTGAACTCATCAAATAGGCACAAGTTGCTTAGGTGGACAAGGCCGCCCCATTGGGGCGGTCCTTTCCTTTCGGCTAGCGCTTCGGCAAGCGACTATCAGCAACTTCAAAATAGTGACGAGTCATCTCTATCCCCGTCCACGCATAACCTTCATTCTCTGCAGCAACCAGCGTAGTGCCTGAGCCGGCGAACGGATCGAGGATACGGCCACCCTCTTCGCAGATGCGGACCAGCTGCCGCATCAAGTCGGTTGGCTTGCCGGTCAGGTGGTGCTTGTCGGCCTTTCGCACGCTCTCGCGTACCACCCCAGGCAGCACGGGCGCTCGGCGCTTCACGGGCATGCCGCCCTTGCTACCCCACACCACGTACTCAGCTTGGTTACGGAAACGCCCCAGCTGCGGCCGGACGCCCTCGGTCTTGTCCCAGACGGCAATTCCGCGCCAGGTGAAGCCCGCGCACTGCAGGGCATCGGTAGTGAGCGGCAGCTGACGCCAGTCGGTGAACAGCAGCACCGGTGCGCCATCCTTCAGCACGCGGGAGCATTCGGCCAGCCATAGGCGCATCCATGCCAGATGGGACCGCTGGTCCCGTTCGTCACCCGCGAAGTCCTCGTGGGCGTGGCAACCGTACTTTGAGGCGGGGGAAGCCTTGCGAGCGGACGCGTGTGTACCGCCGCTGGCATACGGCGGGTCAGTGATGAGGGCGTCGAAGCTGTTGGCCGGCATTGTCGGAAGGACGGTCAGCGCATCGCCGTGGATCAGTTCGTTCTTCATGGGTAGAGCTCTCTTCGTGGTGTCGCTCGCGGCGATCCATGGGGAGGCTCTGGGCCTTCAGGTGGTTCATGTCCCCGCAGCGGGGGCACTTCATCTGCAAATCGTAGTTGCCCGCTGCTTTGGCGAGCAGGCGGGCACAAGCGCCGCAGCGCAGGTTGTGGCGAACAGCGGTCATGCGGCCGCTCCCAACTCGAAGGGGTTGAAGCGGATGACCTCATCACCCAGCCACTCGTTGATAGCGGTCAGCCGAGTTTGGAGCGGTGATAGTTCCATTGCTGTCCACACAGTCGCAGCCTCGCGGATCGAGCCGAAGCCACCGCTGTTCTGCGGGACGATGCCCAGCAGCTGCGGTGGGGTCCGGAGCGACGCCAACATGTCGTCGCGGGTGACGCTCTTGATGCCGGTGAACTCATCCTTGGCCGCCACCTCGCTCACGGGAATCAGCTTCAAGCCGTCCTTGTTCCCGCCCGGCGAGTGCAGGAACAGGTTGCGGAAATTGCCCGGTCCACGCGACTCACGCAGGGCGTTGCGGATGGCGTCCACGTCGTCCTTCTCGGTCTGAGAGTCCGTCAGGTACAGGATGAATCCGGCGTGCGAACCGTTGTTGTAATACTTCCGCCGGAACAGCGTCGCCGACTCGTTCAGCAGCGCCGACTGAACCGCCGGCATCCATTCCGGCAGGCCATAGATCTCCTGGTCAACGTCGGCTTCGCGCAACTGGAACACATCGCCCCGAGCAAACTCATGCTCGATGCGCCCGGCCCGGATCTGGAAGAACTCGCCCGGCTCCACGCCTCGCCGGACGTATTTGGCCAGCGGCACTGCCAGGGAATGGTTGGCGCCTGACATCGCGCGGCGGCGCTCGACATAGGACATGCCGAAGGTGATGTAGTCCAACGCCAGCTGTGCGAACGCCTCGCGGCTGAGCAGCTTGTGCGGGCGGTATGTGCTCACCAGCATGTTGCGCTTGAACGTCAGCCCGCTGTGGAGGTACGGATTCGCACGAGTCGTGCGGGACAGGCCGTGCAGATCCACCGGCGGCTCGAAGTATCGACCGTTGCGCCAGCATTCGAGGTAATCGAGAATGCCGCGCGAATCGAGTACTGGGGTTGGGTCGCCGAAGGTAAACGCCTCGACGCCGGCGGCCGGAGCCTTGGTCGCGCCCTGGTCGGTGTCAGTCATCAGAAAATCTCCATGGAGCCGCGCGAAGCAATGCCGCCTTCCAGCGGTTCGTTCTGCAGCGCGTGCATGAGCGCCCACGCCAGATCGGCGTGGCCTGTGGTGCGCGAGCGGCCAGCCGTATAGGTGACCTGGCGCCCGCTCGGGGTAATGGTTTTCTGGATCGCCAGCAGCGACTGAGTGAGGTCCGTCCAGCCGGCGTCATACTCCAAGCGTTCGTTCTTGATGACGTCGAACGCCTTCAGCACCAGCCGGGTCTTCACCTCGGGCGAGTAGTTGAAGATGGTCACACCGGGGAAGAACTGGCGCACGAGCTGGGCCACGCCAGTGCCCATGCCGGTCGCGTCGATGCCGATGTACGTCACCCAATAGCGTTTGGTTACCTGCTGGATAAACGCGGCCTGTGCGGCAAAGTCCATGCCCTTGAACTGATGGCGCTCCAGCACCCGGAACTTGCCGCCCGGCACCAGTGGCGGCGCCACAATGACGATGCCCGCGCTATCGCCCGTCTCGGCAGGGTCATAGCCGATCCACACGGCGCGGTCACCATAGGGGCGAATGGCCAGAGGCTTGAAGTCGTCGCACCACTCCACCCAGCTATCGACCTGGCACGGCTGCAGCATCGTGAGCGGGAAGATGCTGGCGCTATCGTCCACGAACTCGCACATCAGCAGGTTGGCGAATTCCTCCGCGCTGTAGTCACGGCGCAGTTCCTCGATATCGAACAGGTCGCATCCCCGGCCCGCCGCATCGAGCACGGTCACGATCTGGCGCCAGATGGCATCCTCGCACCGGCGTCCACCCATCAGGCGAGCGTGGCTCAGGTCCAGCTGGATCTGCTGGGAAACCGGCCGGCCCTTGTTGAAGCGGTCACCGGTCCAGAAGTCGAATGCTTCGTGCGCCATGGTGGATGGCGTGCTGAAGTAGGTCTTTCGCCACTTCTTGTGCATCGCCATACCGCTGGCGACCTTGTTCAGCTGGTTGAACCCGTGAGTCCAGAAGAACTCATCGAAGTAGAAGTTGCCGTGGTAGCCCTGGGCGGTGCGAGCATTGGTGCCAAGGAAGAACAGCTCGGCACCGTTGGCCAGCGTGATCGGGTCGCCGGTCAGATCGCGGTCCAGCACCTCGCGCACAAACCCGCGCATGTACCCGAGGAAGATGTGAGCCTGGCTCTTGGAAGCGCTCAGGAAGATCTGGTTACGGCCGGCGGTCAGCGCATCTATCAGCGCCTCGCGGGCGAAGTAGTACGTGGCGCCAATCTGACGGGATTTCAGGATCACGCGCGTGCGTTCGTTGCCGGATCGATACCAGTCGCGCTGGTAGTCGAAACAGCCATCCACGAAAGCCGTCTGCAGCCGCTCGACTTCCTCCTCGCTGAATTCGTTCTTGCGGGCCTTCTTCTTCGGCTTGGCGTTGCGGTTGGCCACCGCCGGATTCAGATCGGCCTCATTGCCGCCGCCCTGGTATCGCTGGATGCGCGCCTGCCGTTCCAGCTGGCGGTGGAGAAGATCAATCTCTTTGAAGTCGCCGCCCGTCTTCCCTTCCTTATGGATGAGGATCGCCAGCCGCGCTTCGAGTGCGCCTCCGATGCGCTCCACGCTATCGGCACGGTCCCATTCGTCGCGTGCCTTCCAACTATGGACGGTCTTCTCCTTCTCGCCGATCAGGCTGGCGATATCGCACACGCGCCAGCCCATCCAGTACAGGAACTTGGCTTGGCGCCGTGGATCGACGTGGAGTTGTTCGGCTACGCTGGTCACGTGAACAGGTTGCCCGGCGCCACGCGCGCGCGACACGAAAAACCCACGTAGAACAGCGGGTTACACACTCCACGCATTGCCGCGCCATGCCCCTCATTCGACCATGGGTCATCGCATCGAGAACCGATGCGCACTGACACCAGCAGAGGGCGATATGGCCGGTAAGACCGACAAAAAGAAGCTGCGTTCCAAGTTCTTCCGCGTCGCAGTCGAGGGCGCAACCACCGACGGCCGCGTGATCGAACGCCAGCACATCGTGGATATGGCGGCCTCGTACGATCCGCAGCTGTACGGCGCCCGCATCTGGGTGGAGCACCTGCGGAGCCTGATGCCCGACGGCCCGTTCAAGGCATTCGGCGACGTGCTGGCAGTGAAGGCCGAAGAGGTCGAAGTCGGCGGCGTCAAGAAGCTGGCCCTGTTCGCTCAGATCGAACCGACCGACGCCTTGGTGGCCATGGTCAACAACGACAAGCAGAAGCTCTACACCAGCATCGAGATTGCCCCGAAGTTCGCCGACACCGGGAAGGCGTACCTGCAGGGCCTGGCCGTGACCGATACCCCGGCCAGCCTGGGCACGGAAATGCTGGCATTCGCCGCTCAGAACCCGGACAAGAATCCGCTGGCTTCTCGCAAGCAGGCCCCCGACAACCTGTTCACGGCTTTGGAGGAGACGGAGATCGCCTTCGATGAAGTCGAGCAGCCGGCGCCGCGCCCGAGCAAGATGGCCGTCCTGCTCTCGGGACTTGGGCTGCTGCCCAAGCCGACACCGGAACCGAAGGAAGACGCCGCGCCTGACGCAAGCAAGTTTGCCGAACAGCTGCTGGCGACCTTCAACGCGCAGGACGAACGCATCGAGCAGCTGGCCGAAGAGAACCGCAACCTGGCCGCCAAGGTCCAGAACCTCACCGCTCAGGTGGCTGGCGTGCGCAAGACGCTCGATGAAACCCCGCAGACGTTCAGCCAGCGCCCGCCAGTCTCCGGCAACGGCGGCAACGTCGGCGACGCCACCGACTGCTGATCCCACCGGCCCCCTACTCACGGAGTAACACGATGCGTACCGAAACCCGTACTCAGTTCAACCAGTTCACCCGCCGCGTGGCGGAACTGAACAAGGTTGAAGCTGCCACCCTTTCTTTCTCGGTCGAGCCGACCGTGCAGCAGACCATGGAACAGCGGATGCAGGAGAGCAGTGCTTTCCTGTCTTCCATCAACATGCCCGGCGTGATCGACCTGAAGGGCGAGAAGATCGGCGTAGGCGTCAATGGCACCATCGCTGGCCGCACCGATACCAGCGGCGACGCCGAGCGTGTACCGGCTGACGTGACCGCGCTCGATAGCTACGGCTTCGAGTGTGTGCAGACCAACTACGACACCGCCATTCCCTACGCGCGCCTCGATGCCTGGGCACGCCAGAAGAACTTCCAGACCGTGCTGCGTGACGCGATCATCAAGCGGCAAGCGCTCGACCGGATCATGATCGGCTTCAACGGCACCAGCATTGCCAAGACCACCAACCGTGCCGCCAATCCGCTGTTGCAGGACGTGAACAAGGGTTGGCTGCAGAAGTACCGCGAGCATGCCGCCAAGCGCGTGATGGCCAAGGGCAAGGCCGATGGCGTGGTCAAGGTCGGCGGCGCCGACAAGGACTATGCGAACCTCGACGCCCTGGTGATGGACGTGGTTTCCAACCTGATCGATCCGTGGCACCAGCAGGATCCGGGCCTTGTCGTCGTGCTGGGCCGCAACCTGGTCCATGACAAGTACTTCCCGATCATCGACAAGGACAACGCGCCGACCGAACAGCTGGCCGCGGATCTGGTGCTGGGCACCAAGCGTATCGGCGGCCTGCAGCCGGTCATCGTGCCGTTCATGCCGGCCGATGCCCTGATCGTCACGTCTCTGGACAACCTGTCGCTCTACTGGCAGATCGGCGGCCGCCGCCGTTACATCGAAGAGCAGCCTGCGAAGAACCGCGTGGCGAACTTCGAGTCGTCCAACGACGATTACGTGGTCGAGGACTACGGCCGTGGTGCTGTGGTCGAGAACATCAAGGTCGGGGACTGAGGCCATGGCCGACAGTCCTGCTAAGCGGCACCTGCAGCGGGTCGAGGCCGAGGAAGCGGCCGCGCGCTCAGCCGGCAGCAACCTGATGGCCGGAACTCCCGTCTACGAGCAGACGCTGATGCAGCTGGCCACGGATCGCGCTCGACTGAAGCAGATCCAGTCGAGCCAAGCCAAGGGCCAGCTCAAGGCCGCGCTGTTGCCGACCTACGACGCGTACATCGAAGGCGTTCTCGCTGCCGACGCTGGTGGCCAGGATGACGTGGTGTCCACGCTGATGCTGTGGAACATCGACGCCGGTCTGTACGACAGCGCTCTGGACGTCGCCGCGTACGTGCTCGCACATGGTTTGGCCATGCCGGACCAGTTCGAGCGCACCGCCGGCTGCGTTGTAGCCGAGGAAATCGGCGTTGCGGCGCTCAACGCCTTGAAGACCGGCGAGGCTTTCAGCCTTGACGTGCTGAACAGGGCTGTCGCAGTCACCGAAGGCCAGGACATGCCCGACCAGGTCCGCGCCCGGCTGCTGCTGGCCCGCGCTCGCGGCCTGCTGGCCACGGACACCGAAGAAGCACCGCTGGATGCGGAGGCTGTCGGCAAGGCCGTCGGTGATCTCCGCCAGGCCATCCAGCTGCACGACAGCTGTGGCGGCAAGGAAGACCTCAAGCGCGCCGAGCGCCTGATGAAGAAGTTCGAGGCCAGCCAGTCCAACGACTGACCTCACAACGAGCGTACCCCGCAACCCCGCCGGCTCGGGGCCGATCACCAAGACCTCTCTCCCTTGGTGTGACGCCCCGACCACCGGCGACCTACGAGGCCACCATGAGCGGATTTGTTGCCAACGCATCCCCGACCCCCAAGCAGCCCAATGTCACCGCCGGCGCGTTCTGGCCGGAGATCGATGTGGGTGTGCTGCGTGAGGCGATTCGCGTCCCCGGCGACATTCAGGCACCGCGTATGCGCAGCACCGTGGTGTCGGCCGTCATGGACGTGACGCGGGAACTGGCCACGTGGCAGGCAGAAAGGGAACGCGCCGGCCACGCTGCTTTGAGCGACATACCGGCACAGGTGATCGACGGCAAATCCCGGCTGTTGCATCTGTACCTCCGCGCTGTCGGCTGCGCCACGGCCGTCGAACTGCACGAACGCTACCGCTCCTATGACGCCACCGCACAAGGCAACCAGCGTGCGGAGGAACTGACCCCAACCATTGATGAGATCCGCCGCGATCTGCGCAACGCGATATGCGACCTGCAAGGCTTGCCGCGCGTCACCGTGGAACTGATCTGATGCGCGTCGTCTCGATGCAAGGCGACACGCTCGATGCGCTTTGCCACCGGCACCTGGGCACCACTGCCGGCATGGTCGAGAAGGCGCACGCACTGAACTACGGCATCAGCCTGTATGGGCCGGTTCTGCCCATCGGCACTGTCGTGGAGCTACCCGACGTACCCGCACCGTCCACCGGCGCCGCAATGCGCCCCCTTGTTCAGCTATGGGATTGAAGATGACCGAACCAACCTCTACCGGCAGCATGGCAGCACTGGCAACGGGGGTCGGCCTCACGTCGATCCTGCCCGGCATCCAGACTGATGCGTTCCTCGGCGCGTTTGCCGGCGCCACCCTGTTCGTTGTGTCGGCCAAGAACCTGCCGATCTGGAAGCGCCTGATCTACCTGGCCATCAGCGTCGTCGCTGGCTACCTGGGCGGCACCGAGGTCATGCAGCGCTTCGGCGTGGTGTCCACCGGCCTCGCCGCATTCATCTGCGCGGCGATCATCGTCACGCTGACTCTGAGCATGATCGAGCGCAGCCGCACGGCTGATGTGACGCGCCTGCCCCGTGGAGGCTCCGATGGCTGAGTTCATGACAACCGCCACCCTGCTGTTCAGCCTGGCGATCTGCGTCCGGCTGCTCACCTACCGGCCCTCACCGGACGCCAGCCATCGCCCGAGCATTGCCTGGTGCGCGTGGCTGCTGATCGCCGCCACGGGCGGCCAGGCGCTGCAGATCGTGCTGCAGGGCTCTCGCGCCAACGTCAGCGTCTGGCAGCTGGCGCTGCTGCTGGTGCTGGTGGTGGCCACCTATCGTTCGCGCGGCAATGTCGCGCATCTGTTCGGGAGCAACTGACGTGCTGACCGCCCAACAACTTGCGCAGATCATGCAGTGCCCGCTCGCCCGCGCCCAGCGCTGGGTCGCGCCGCTCAATGCCGCGATGAAGCGATTCGGGATCACCACGCCCGTCCGCGCCGCCTACTTCCTCGCCCAGTTGGGCCACGAGAGCCTGAACCTGTCGCGGGTCGAGGAATCGCTCAGCTACAGCCGCGAGCGCCTGCTCGAAGTGTTCGGCAAGTACGTGATAGCCACCGAAGCGGCCTCGTTCGTTCACCAGCCAGCCAAGCTGGGCAATCGCGTCTATGCCAACCGCAACGGTAACGGCAACGAGGCCAGTGGCGACGGCTTCGGGTATCGCGGCCGTGGCCCGATGATGCACACCGGGCGGGGCAACTACCGCCACATCGGCCAGCTGATCGGACAGCCGCTGGAAGATATGCCCAGCCTGTTGATCGAGCCGGAGATCGGGGCAATGGCGGCGGCGGCCTTCTGGCACGACAACCGCCTCAACGCCTTTGCCGATCAGCGCGACGTGTTGGCTGTCAGTCGCGTGGTCAACCTGGGCAACGCCCGCAGCCGCGCCACGCCGAACGGCATGGCTGACCGCACGGCCCGCACCACCCGCGCCCTGGCCACGCTGGGCGCACGCTGATGCTCTACCGCGCCCTCGCCCTGGCCGCCCTGGTAGCGGCAACCGCCGGCCTCTTCAGCTGCCAGCAGGCGCGCGTGAGCCATGCCACGGCGGCGCTGGATAGCGTTACCCGCGACCTGGCCAGTGCCAACGCGGAGAAGAAGGATCTTGCCAGCAAGCTGGAACTGGCACAGGCCACCACCCGTGTCGTGACTGAGTACGTGGACCGCGTGCAGGTAGTCCATGAGCGCGGCGCCACCATCACCAAAGAGGTTCCCGTCTATGTCACCCCGAACGCTGATGCCGCTTGCTCTGTGCCTGTTGGCTTCGTGCAGCTCCACGACGCCGCTGCGGCAGGCATCCCCCCCGCCGGATCTGCCGGCGATCCTGATGCGCCCGCTGCCGGCGTTACGCTCTCTGCC